TGGGAACCAAGGGATAGAAAGGAGGCTGCATGACTGCTCTTGTCTGGGATCAGCCAGGAGATCATCGGTACGAGGCAGGAATCGATCGCGGCGTCCTGTATTCACCAGGAGGAAGCGCAGTCCCATGGAATGGTCTGGTTTCTGTATCGGAGGGTCGATCAAGAGAACTCAAGTCGTATTATCTGGATGGAGTCAAGTATCTCGACTACTCAGTCCCTGGCGCCTATTCGGCCAAAGTTCAGGCATTCACCTATCCTGAGATATTGGATGAGCTCATCGGAAATCATGAGCTTCATCTTGGCCTAACGGTTCACGATCAGAGAGCGAGCTGTTTCAATCTCTCATATCGGACAAAGATCGGAAACGATACGGACGGCGAGAATCACGGTTACAACATTCACCTCATCTACAACGTGCTTGCTTCACAGTCCGATCCGACGTTCAACACGATAGGTGAATCGTTCTCCTCGGCCACTTTCGAATGGACTTTGGTCGCGGTTCCCAATAGTCCATCGGGTTTTCGTCCTTCAAGTCACTTCTCAGCCGATTCCACAAGGCTTCCCAGCGATAAGTTGGCCAATCTCGAAAACTATATTTACGGGACGTCAAGCAGCGATCCGGCCATGCCCGATTTGGCTACGCTCGTCTCTTTGGTTTCATGATCCGGTTAACTTCTTCAGGTTCATATAGATCTACGGAAGATTGGCTCCGGGGGCTTCAGGAAAAGTCAATTTTCGCAAGCCTTGAAAAATACGGTCCGATAGGCGTAGATGCACTGAAGGCCGCAACTCCGCAAGATGACGGGGATACAGCTTCACATTGGGATTACGAGATCGTAAGCCGTCCCGGATATTACTCCATCAAGTGGACCAATGACGATGTTGTGGAGCCGGGGCATATTCCTATAGCGGTTCTTATCCAGTATGGACACGGGACTCGAGAAGGAGGATACGTAGAGGGAATCGATTACATCAATCCCGCTATGCGTCCTATATTTGACCAAATCGTATCGGACATGTGGAAGGAGGTGACTCGTGGCAACCATTGACGAACGTATTGTCGCAATCGCGTTTGAGAATTCGAATTTTGAGGCCAAAGTCTCCTCCACGATGGCCACTCTGAGCAAGCTGAATGCAGCCATTTCCAGAACAGGGGCTGGGAATCCGCTTGCCGAGCTCGAATCTTCCGCCAGTCGGGTCAATTTCGCTGGTCTGACTCGGGCGATCGATGGCATCGGAAGTCATTTCTCCGGTTTGACCTCAGTAGCCAGTGTAGCTCTCGGTAATCTCACCGCTATGGCGGCTGTGAAAGGCGCACAGCTTGCTTCGTCACTCTTTGACCCGATCAAACAGGGCTTCCAGGATTACGAGACGCAGATCAATGCGGTCCAGACGATTCTGGCCAACACGGGTCTACAGGGAGCAAGTGGTCTGAAGCAGGTCAGCGCCGTTCTTCAAGATCTTCAGAAATATGCCAATCAGACGGTATTCAACTTTGCCGACATGGCAAAGAATATCGGTACCTTCACGGCTGCTGGTGTGGATCTGAAGACTGCTCAGGAATCGATCAAGGGTATTGCCAACCTGGCGGCACTCTCAGGATCTAGCGCTGAGCAAGCCTCGGGCGCGATGTATCAGCTGTCTCAGGCCATTGCCGCGGGCAGAGTCAACCTGCAGGACTGGAACTCGGTTGTCAATGCGGGCATCGGTGGCTCGGTATTCCAGAAGGCTCTGGTCAACGCTGCTATAGCCATGGGGACCCTGAAGGATAATCAGGTCAAGCTTATCGGCCCCATGAAGCAGCTCACGATCAATGGTGAGTCCTTCAGGCAGTCGATCTCAGCAGGGCCCGGAAAGAATTCCTGGCTTACCTCGGGCGTGTTGACCTCCGCACTCAAGAACTTCACGGGCGATATGACCGATGCCCAGCTGAAGGCTGAAGGGTTCAGCGCCTCTCAAATCAAGCTCATCAAGCAGCAGGCTAAAACGGCCGTTGATGCCGCCACTCAGATCAAGACATTTTCTCAGCTGGCTCAGGCCCTCAAGGAAGAAGTTGCCACGGCTTGGGGAAATGTGTTCCGAGTTCTGTTCGGAAATATCGATCAGGCCAAAACGCTGTTCTCCTCACTGCACACCACCATGGAGAACGCTCTTACCGGTCCGATCAACGCCTTTGCCAAGACACTTCAAGAGTGGGCGAAGTTGGGTGGCCGTAGCACGCTTCTTCAGGGCCTCAAGCAGGCGTTCACAGATCTGAAAGACGTCATCGATCCGATCAAGAACGCTTTCCGTGAGATATTTCCACCTGAGACTGCTAAAGGCTTACTCACACTGACTCAGAATTTTAAAGCCCTGATGGAGCGGCTTCAACCGTCCAGGAAGACGATTGAGGAGATCCAGAGAGTTTTCGCCGGACTGTTCTCGATTCTGCATATCGGCTGGGAGCTCATCAAAGTCGGTATCGGACTGTTTGGAAACCTTGTAAGCGCGACCAAACCTGCCGCCGGTGGAATTTTGGAATTGGCAGCCCGATTCGGCGACTGGCTGACCAGACTCGATGAGACTGTGAATAAGGAAGGCGTCATCAGGGCTCTGTTCGGCGGTCTTGCCGATTATGTCAAGAAGCCGTTGGACGTAATCAAACACCTTGCCGATGCCATTGCGAGTCTCTTCAAGGGAGATATCTCCGGCGCCGCTGGGAAATTCCAGGGAGCTGTGAATGGCGTATCCAAGGCGCTTGGGCCTCTTGGCGGGCTTCTTCGCATCGCTCAGGGAGCTTGGGAAGGCTTCGTCAAGATCCTTGACAAGATCAAGACTCTGGTTTCGCCTTTGATGGATGATGTCGCGCATGTGATAGGTCATTTTGGTGACACATTGGCCGCAGATCTCAGGAAGGCCGACTTTTCCGACGTTTTCTCAGCCGTTCAGACCGGTCTCATAGGTGGGATATTTCTTGCCATCAAGAAGGCACTCGGTGGCGGAATAAATATCGATTTCGGCGGAGGCGTGCTCAAGAACATCAGCAGCACGTTCAAGGGGCTTACCGGGAACCTCGAGCAGATGCAGAAGGTTCTTCAGGCTGCGACCTTGCTGGAGATTGCTGGAGCGATCGGGATTCTGGCCGCGGCAGTTGCCGTCTTATCCACTATCGATCCCAAGAAACTGACCGATGCCATGACAGGAGTGGCAGTCGGCATGGGCGAGTTGGTCGGCGCTGTGGCGATTCTGAACAAGGCGGTTAGCGGCGGTTCATTCCTCCGAATGCCGTTCATCGCCGGTTCGCTGATCTTGCTCTCGAGTGCGCTGGTGATTCTCTCCGGAGCAATGAAGGTATTTGCCACCATGTCATGGGATGAGTTGGCCAAGGGATTGGCCGGTGTCGGTGGGGCTTTGGTTGCTCTCGGCTTGGGCGTGAAGGCCATAGATGGCCCAAGCGTGATTGCGACTGGTCTGGCTCTGATTCCTCTCTCCATTGGACTGAATATCCTTGCCGCAGCGGTAAAGATATTCGCCACCATGTCATGGGAAGAGATGGCAAAGGGCATTGTCAGTGTCGCTGGATCACTTACGGCTATTGGTTTGGCTGTGAATCTCATGCCACCAACTCTGCCGCTGATCGGCGCAGGGTTGATTCTCGTTGCCGGGGCTATGGTCATTCTCTCAGGAGCGATACTGGCGTTTGGTCATATGTCGATCGCTACCCTGGCCAAGGGAATCGGCGCGGTTGCTGCATCGCTGGTTCTAATCGGCCTTGCCATGAACACCTTCCCTCCGACGACTCCTCTGATAGCCGCCGGTCTGATACTGGTTGCCGGAGCGTTGACCGTATTGGCCGGAGCCATAAGTCTCATGGGTCACATGAGCATAGAGACTCTGGCCAAGGGTCTCATAACGATGGGCGCAGCTCTGGGCATCCTGGCTGTGGGTCTAACCGCCATGTCAGGAACTCTGGCCGGATCGGCTGGGCTTCTGGCGGCTGCGGCGGCATTTGCCATCTTGGGTCCGGCTATGGCTCTGATCGGCAATCTGCCTCTGGGGGTCATCCTTAAGGCATTGGCGGGAATTGCTGGAGCCATGTTTGTTCTGGCGATTGGAGGTGCACTGGCAGCGGCTCCTCTGACTGCGCTTGGCGTAGCTCTTCTCGCCATAGGTGCTGGGTTGGCGGCAATTGGCGGAGCAGTGTTCCTGTTCGCCAAGGGCATATCCCTGCTCAGCGGGGTGTCGACCAAGGCCATGGCAGCTGTGATTGCCTCAGTGACTGCGCTCATAGCGGTATTCCCGTCCATGGTGATCAATTTTATCAAGGGGCTTGTTCAGATTTTGGAAGAGATCGTAAAGCTGGCCCCTCAGATCGTGGCTGGACTGGTAGTCATAGCCAGCGATCTGCTTGATGGAATTGTCAAATTGGCACCCAAAATAGCAGAAGCAATCGGCGTTCTGGTCACCCAGATCATCAAGGTTCTCGAAGACAACTTCGGGCCGATCTTGGATGCAGGTTTCCAGATGCTCGAACAGCTTCTGAAGGGTATTGCCAACAATCTGCCACGAGTCATTCCGCTGGTGGTCCGGGTCATTACCACATTCCTCAACGGAATAGCTGATAATGCCGAGAAATTGGTCACCGCGGGCATGAATGTCCTGACCCATTTCCTGAACGGAATTGCTCACAATATCTGGAGGGTACTGGGCGCCGCCGGAAACATAATTGCGAATCTCGTCGCGGGCATTGGCAATGTCCTGTGGAAAGTGCTCAACGCTGGTGGCGATGTCATAGCTCATCTCATCACGGGGATTGGTAACAATCTGTTCAAGCTCGTGAGTGCTGGTGGCACTGCCATTGCCAACTTCATTATAGGCGTAGGTAATGCGGCAAAGAAGATTATCACTGCGGGAACGAATGCTGCTAGGACGTTCATAAACGCTCTGGTGAATGGCATAATAAGCCTTGTCGATACTGTGTACAGAGGCGTTATCCGGCTGATGAATGGTCTTGCTGCGGAGATCCGTAAGAACAACAAGCCGTTCTGGGAAGCAGGCTGGAATATCGCTTGGGCAATTGTTCAAGGGATAGTCGACGGTCTGGGCAATCTGGCGCAGCATGTTTGGGACAAGATCAAGCACATTGCTACAAAGGGTCTAAGTATCTTCGGCATTAATATTGGTCATGGTTCACCAGCGAGGAAATTTATACCGATGGGCGAAGCCATGATGGAAGGTGTAGCTCTAGGTATAGACAACAAGAGCAACCTTGTGAATAGGAGCCTAGTAAAATCGGCGCAAGAGTCAATCGATACAGTTCATTCAGCATTCAGTAAGATTCCGACCGTAATGAGTGGTGTCGCAGATATTCAGCCGAAGATAACGCCAGTGCTCGATCTCTCAGCGGTCAAACGAGATGCGCCAACTTTGGCCAATCTGATACCGAGCCCGGTAGTTACGGCAAAGGTGTCTTCCGATCAAGCGGCGAAGATATCCGATCAGCAAACTGTCGCAGCCACGGAAGCTGCCACGACTACTACGCCTACAACCACAGTTATGTTCAATCAGAACAACTACTCGCCTGATCCTTTGCCTGCCATTGAAATATATCGGCAGACGAAGAACCAA